AGTTAATCAAATTAAATTGCCTTATCTTAAGAAAGAAGTAATTGCTATGCTTACTTGGTTAAAGGAGCATAAGAAAATGGTATTGTACAATGAACATTAGATTAATAGAGTTGGATGGTAGATCGGTAAAACCGACAGAGCACTGTTATATGATCAGTTGGCTCAAAAAAATTATTGACGAGTATCCTGAGAATCATACTAAAGTATTAGCCTTTATTTATTACAACAGTTATATGGGCCCAGATAATCCGTATTTCAATATAGCTGAAGAAGATAGAGAGCAAAAGATTTTGCGTGACTTACAACCAGAGTTTGATCCCGAAGAAACTGCAATTATATTTGCTATAGACCAATGTAAAAAGATGTACTCAACTCCAACAATGGAATCATACAGCGCTATTAAAACAATGTTGGAAAATGTCAATACATACTTACGTACAACGGAAGTAACAGATGGTAGAGATGGAAACATTGGTTCTCTCATTAGATTGGCAAAAGAATTTAAACATATACGTGAATCCTTCAAAGGTGTATATGAAGATGTACAAGAAGAAAATAAAGTACTTGCTAGAGGTAAATCTAAACTACCATATGATCTTCAGTAATGTTACAGTATAATGCAAAAAATATTGGTGAAATTTATGAAAACATACCTTGTTGGAATAATGGAGTATGGGAGATAGTATCATTTGATACTAGAGAAGAATTTGCGGATACATTAGAACAAGAATACTTTAAGGAGCCTGGTGAATATGAATTAGATGAAATAGTCCATGAGTTTAAGTCTATGGCAATCAAGTTCAATACGGATGATTACTATTGTGATTTCTTAGAAGGAACTATTGACTTTGAAGACTTTTGGAATTTTGAGAAACTCAAATCAAGAAAAGGAGTATTCTATTGGCACAATGATAAGAAGTTCTATCTAACACGCTACTACTATTTTTGGATCAACTTCCTTCCAATTATTGATAAGGTTAAAAAGAAACGTAGGCTGAATGATATTTGGGATACACAGATATGGATGGATCTCTATGAGTTTATTGCAGAACTTAGATACAGACACGCAGTTGTCTTAAAGAAACGTCAGTTTGGTTCTTCTTTGTATCACGTTGCAAAACTTATCAATTTGTTATGGTTTGAGGATTCTCCTGTATTAAAAATGGGAGCATCGTTAGATGCTTATCTAACTGGAGTAAACGGATCATGGAAATTTGCTCAAATGTACCGTACACATTTGAATAAGCATACAGCTTGGACAAGAGAAATGAATCCCGGTACTGTAGGAGAGTGGGTACAGAAACAAGAAGTATCTGAAGGAGGTAGAAAGTATGATGTAGGTTTAATGGGTACATTGCAATCTATTTCATTCCAGCAATCTGATACAGCAGGTGTAGGTGGTTTGACAACTATGTTCTTTTACGAAGAAGCCGGAATTGCACCAAGAATGGATAAAACACTAGAGTTCCTTTTACCTGCCATGGAAGCTGGAGATATTACTACAGGATTTTTTGTGGCTGCAGGAACCGTTGGTGACTTGGATCAGTGTAAACCATTACAGACTTATATCTATAAAGCCAAAGCAAATAACTTTCATACAATCAGAAACAAGTGGGTAAACTTTAAAGGAACTGTTCAAGAAACAGGAATGTTTGTTCCAGAACAATACTCTATGCCGCCATACATTGATGAGTTTGGAAACAGCCTTGTTGAAGAAGCAGTAGCTAGATTAGAACAATTGTATGAAGAATGGGAACGTGATTTAGAACCTGAAGTATGTCAGATTAGAAAGTCACAGCGACCTATTAATATGCAAGTAGCATTTGCTGCTAGATCAGAATCAAGATTTCCGTTGGCTCTTGTGCAAAGTCATAAGCTTGAAATTGAAGATGGTAAATATCCATATGAGCTTATTGAACTACAGAGGGATAATGAAGGTAAGATTGTAGCAAATAGAACTACAAAACCTCCTATATCAGAGTTTCCTGTAGATAAGAAGATGAGAGATAAATCTGGAAGTATTGTAGTTTGGGAAAGGCCTGATGAGAATCCGGAATGGCAAACTTATTACGCATCAATAGATCCCGTATCAGAAGGTAAGACAACGGCTTCAGATTCATTGTGTTCAATATTTGTTTACAAGAATCCTATACAGATCACAAAGAATGTTGACGGTAGAACCAAAACCTATGTTGAAGGAGATAAGGTAGTAGCATCTTGGACAGGAAGGTTTGATGATATTAATGATACACACGAAAGGCTTGAAATGATAATTGAATGGTTCAATGCCTGGACACTTGTGGAAGCCAATGTATCATTATTCATTCTGCATATGATCCACAACAATAAGCAAAAGTATCTTGTACCTAAATCAGAAATGGTATTCCTTAAAGAACACGGATTTAATAAAGGAACACACCAGGAATATGGTTGGAAGAATACAGGAACCATTTTTGCAAACAATTTGCTGACGTATTTAATTGAGTCTTTGAAAGAAAAGATATACGAAGAAACAGATGAAAATGGAAACGTTACTTCTGTAACCTATGGGATAGATAGAATTCCTGATCCTATGGCTTTAGAAGAAATGCTTCAGTATGAACATGGATTAAATGTTGACCGTTTGATTTCATTATCAGCATTAATCGCGTTTGTGAAATTGCAAAATGCAAACAGAGGATATAAGAAAAGGTTTGAATCAGAAGACAATAGCCACTTGGAAAACTCGGATAAAATTTATAATTTAAATAAGAGTACTCCTTTTAAAAATATAGGAAGGAGAGGTAATGTTTTATCCACAAAAAAACCAAAACGGAGTCCGTTTAGAAGATTGAAATAAACATGGAAGTTAAAAACGCATTGCAGATACGTAAAGGTGATGGTAAACATTTACCCAAAAGAGGATTCAACTCTTTTACCCAACCTATTCAGTTTTTGCCCAAGAAAGAAAAAGATATGGATTGGGCTCAACACAATCTTGACTGGTTAGAATGGCAAGGTGTTAAGCAGATTAGCTATAATGCAAAACGCTTGATGAAAAACTATAAGCTTGCCAAAGGAACAATAGATCGTTCTGATTATATTCCGGATGAAGAAATTAATGATGTATCTGAATTAATTGATGTTATATCATCAGACTATGTTCAATCACAGGATACTGATTCAGCTATGGAATTGAAATTCTATCCTATTATTCCAAATGTAATCAATGTACTGGTAGCTGAATTTGCTAAACGTAAAACTAAGATTGATTACAGAGCAATTGATGAATACTCTTACAATGAAATCTTTGAAAAGAAAAAAGGTGAAATAGAAGAAGCTTTACTAGAAGATGCTCAAGGAAAGCTAATTCACCGAATGATTGAAATGGGAATGGATCCAAATGATCCAGAAGCTCAACAACAATTAGATCCAGAAGCATTAAAACGTTTGCCAGAAATTGAAGATTTTTACTCTAAGTCTTACCAAACTCTAGGAGAGCAGTGGGCTGTAAAACAACACGCAATTGATGTAGAACGTTTCCATATGGAAGAACTTGAGGAAATAGCATTTAGAGATATGCTTATTACCGATAGAGAGTTCTGGCACTTTAGAATGATGGAAGAAGATTATGATGTAGAGTTGTGGAATCCGGTTCTAACATTCTACCATAAATCTCCAAACGTAAGATACATTTCTGAAGGAAGTTGGGTAGGTAAGATTGATATGCTTACTGTTTCAGATGTAATTGATTTGTATGGTCCTATTCTAAACAAGGAAGAGTTAGAACGATTAGAAGCATTGCATCCTGTAAGAGCTGGTAGATACTTATTGAATGGTGTTCAAAATGATGGTTCTTATTATAATCCAGCTTTGGATCACGATGAGAATATAGATCCTTCTTTACAAATGAAACGTTGGTTATCATTTAATGAGAATGCTTATAATGCAGATGATATCATTTCTTGGATTATTGGAGAAAGTGAGCATACAGGTATTCTACACGATCACCAAATGTTACGTGTAACAACTTCATATTGGAAATCACAACGTAAGGTTGGTTATCTGACAAGTATCAATGAAGGTGGTGAAGTATTTGTTGATATTGTAGATGAGGATTACAGAATAGCAAATAACCCTATTTATCATACTAAGTTTAAAAACAAGCGTAATGCTGAAACTTTAATCTTTGGAGATCATATCGAATGGATATGGATTAACCAGGTATACGGTGGAGTAAAAATTGGACCTAATAGAATGATGTTCCAAGATACTCACGATAAAGATGAGTTCACACCTATTTATATTGGCATTGATCAGAATGAAATCAAACCTTTAAGGTTCCAATTCAAAGGAGATGAATCTTTGTATGGTTGTAAACTACCAGTTGAAGGTAAAGTATTTACTGAACGTAATACTAAATCTACAGCATTAGTTGATTTAATGAAGCCTGCACAAATTGGATTTAACCTAGTCAACAATCAAATTGCTGATATTCTTATTGATGAAATAGGAACTGTAGTAGCATTAGATCAAAATGCTCTACCTAAACATTCTCTAGGAGAGGACTGGG